GTAGTCCATGATGATAGGGATTTTATAGTCGTATCATAGCACTAAGGATTGTTTTTGTCAATCCCCAGTTCTTCAAGGTATGTAGTCCACCATTCAGGATTCTTATTGGTCTTCCAGTTTGGCACAGGAATACCACGATCTACCACATAATACTGATACAATGCTTCATCGATAGTCTGTGCGATCTCCATACTCCTCTTCCTCCTCATCAACGTCTGCATACGCATCTGCCAAATATGGTCCATGTGGTTTTTTGGATTCTGCTTTGACATACCTTCGTTCGTCATTCGCTGAGAACAATAATAAACTGAGTTTCATCACTATCCATATTATTACTATTGGCGACAAGCAAGCAATAAGGACTAATGGATTCATAGTAGATTGTTTTGCTGAAAATAGTGTAGTGTATCTTTTAACCCACCGATATGTCTGAAACCAACATTGACTTGTGGATATTCTGCTTCTTCACCGAACTCAGCAACAAAACCTTTTTGTGAGAAGTGTTGATTTAATTTATATACCGATATCTGAAAGTTAAGTTTCTCTAACAAAGTTTTAGCACGTTCGCACTCTTGATTGCCGTTTGAATAGATTACTGCTTCCATTACTTTTTCTCCTCGTATTCGATAACGATTCTTTTGTAGTCTCTACCGGTATGATCCACACATGTGATGTGAACCAATTTACCCTCTAATGCTTCTGAAATTTCGTGTAGTTTGCTCCAAGGAATTTGCTTTTCAGTCATTGCTCTCCTGTATCCACTTATCTATTTGTTCTTGAGTGGGAACATTAATTCTGAAAGCCAATCCCTCTTCCTCAAACTCTTTATTCATTTTTTCATATGTTTCTGGTGTAATCTTTTCAGTCACGTTGCCTCCAGTCTGATGGTTTATCTCTCTTAAACCAATCATTAATATCATCGGCACCTTCAAATCCCGATTTATAATTAGATGGGTCGGGATCTCCTAATCCCATCTTATTCATAAAATCGTCAATAGTACCTTCTTGAATGTCTTGTGCTGCCTGTCTTCTTGCTTTATTCAACCAATCTCTAGCAGTAGTATGGGATTTAGCAAGTTTCTCTGCCCAGATCATATCTTCCAAAGGAACTTCTTCCTTGTTTGCTATGCAGGTGCAGATAGATTCTAATCGAAGTCTATACTGTGTAGAAAGCATACTTTTATTCTCTTACCTCACTATTTATTTTTGTTAAGAGTTCCTTTGCCATCTTATGTGATCGATATCGAATAGACCAAGAAGTGATAAAGTTCCATGGATGTAATTTTACCATATAATATGTTTTTCTGGTGTTCATCTCTAACCATTCATACATCAATACAAAGTATCTACTTAGGTTTGGATCTATTGCCATTAAGAATGCAACCAAAGCAAATATAACAAATAGAAAGTAATAGTAGGTACTCATAGTTAGCTAAACCTCCCCGATGAACCCTGACAGAGTTACTCTAGTGACAAATCAGCATTCTGTCAAGTGCTTGACATTATGTATGATGATTAGGTATAATAGCGTTACATTTCTATGTGTAATCCCAAATAAATTATAAAGATATTACAGATTTGCTATAGATATGTTAGAATACAGAGACATCGACAGAATACCATGACTCTTCCAAGAGATGCCAAGAAACTTTCTAAAGAAGAAGAACAAAGTATTGAAAATGCTGTGAAGGATGCAGGCATCAAAGCAGTCCATCCAGATAAGATGGAGGCACTTGCGGAGTCGATGGTAGAAAAACTTAAAGAAGAACCCTCCACTGCACTCAAGGGTCAAGCGACTGCAGCGAAGGGTTGGAGAACTTGTGATCCTTTGAGTGAATGATCTAATTTAGATATTATTTTATTATCCAGCGTCGTAGTTTCTAGTTACAGTAAATCTTCTGGTGGTAAGTCTCAATGTTCCTGTACATTGAACTGAAGTACCTACAGTAATCTTTAATACACCATTATCCCAAAATAAGTTTGTTCTAATAG